CCGCCGCTGATCCTGTCGGCAACCATCGTGCCCACGGTAATCATGTCGGCGTTGATCTTTCCGTCCGCCGTCAGCGCCACATCCGAAAACGGCCCATCGTAGCCGTTGGAACTGTGACCAAGTCCCCCTTGGTTGAACCGCCACACGTTGACCGCCGTCTCCTTGTCCGGGCTGTCCATTATCAGGATTTCCTCGGTCTGGCCCGTGGTCGCGTTCACGCTCAACACCACGTAGCCGCCCAGGCCACCGGTTATCATATGGGTCGCGTGGTCCACGGCCTCGCTCAGCGCTTTGGAATTTATCCGCTGCATCCTATTGATCTCCAACGCCTGTTGCACCGTAAACCCGCTGGGGGCCACAGACGCGGCGGTTTGCTTCGTTTCCCCAGCCGCGGCAATCGCCGTGACGCCGTTCAGCCCGCAGTTTACGTTCGTCAACAGACTGACGTGGTTGTTGCCGTTGCGGTCCGTGAATATCACCCGGTCCATCGGCCACAGGTACGGCGCGTTGATGACCGACGCGGAGAACGGCGTGTAGGCGAAGTTGTGGACCGCGTTGTAGATCGCGGTCAGCACATCGTTCGCGTTGTCGGCGTCGATCAGAGCGTTGTCGGACACATCCAGCACATAGGCGTCCGTCCCCGCAAGATATACGTCGTCCTCGTCACTCCACCACTCCACCCCGGTGATGACGATGGGGTTTTCAAATAGATCGCTGCTGAACCGATTCGCGGGGGTGCATACATAGCCCGTCACAGCGTCATACCATGAAAACCGCAGATTCCCGTTCCAGTCCATCCATGCGTTGGTGCCCATCAGCCCCGCGCACCATTGCAGTATGTTCCGCATCGTAATCTTCTGGTAAGTATTTGGAATCGCTGAAACAACAAAGTCCGCGTTCGGAAACCCGGAGATGTCCTGCGTACAAACAACCTGGGCCATTGCGCACAGCCGCTGCACCACATCCTCCACCGTCGCCGGAAGCTCCAGCGCGTGATTGAAGTATATGACCTCGTCATTATCGTCGGTGATCTCAACGTCGCTGTCCGTGGTCCACGGCGCGTTGATGGCGGGCGGGATCGCGTCGAAGCGCACCATGCGGTCCAGCGCGTGAATTGTTATGATGTTGAGCGAACGGGGCTGTTCGTCCGGCGTGAAATATCCGCAGGGAATCCAGTTGACGGTCGGGTTGCTCTGCGTCCAATCGGCAATGCCGATCTCAACAAACAACTCCGTCCCCTCAAACACAATCCCGTTGAACCGTCCGTCGTAGTTGTCCAGCTTAACGGTCATCTGCGCGGAGGTCGCGGTTCCGACTTCCAGTTTATTGCCAATGCAGGAAAAACGGTCAATGTTGAAGCTGCCGATCACCACATCCGCGTCGGTGATGTTTATAGCAGTACCATTCTTGTCCGTTCCTGTAATCCGCAATACCTGTACCTGTTCAGCCTCAAAGAGGGCTTTTACGGCATTACTGATAGGGTACATGATAGCCCTCCTTTACTGCTCGATGATGTTGAAAGAAATCGTTCCAATGCCCTTGGTGCGATTATAGCTTGTAACGCTCCTATCGCCCACGTAGAAGGTCTTGGTCTGAAACGCCATGGCCTTGTAGTCGTAGTAGTTCACGCTGATATATTCCGGCTGAAAGGCCGTTAGAACCGTTCTCGCCACAGCGTCGCCCACATTCTGCCATTCCAGCTCGATATGCACCTTTTGAGAGATTCTCATTTTGTGCATCAGAGCGTCCTCTGTACGTCCTGCGTCAGCCGCCGATACATCTGACAGCTTCCAGTCGTACTTAGAGGGACAGGGTATCGCCACCCCGCCTACACTCTGAATCGGGTTAAAGGCTTGATTCGGCATATCCTGTCCCTCCTGTTATCCAACCGCCACAACCGTTGTCCCGGCCCTGCGGTTCATGCGCCTTTGCGCATTGTTGATGCTGTCAGAAGTCACCTCTGCGGTGAAGTCCTTGTCGTTGATCTGCCGCAGCAGGTCAACTTTCTGCCTGTCGTAGTCGTTGCTACGGCTCATGGCCTGTTCAACGCCCTGCCGCACCATTTCAGCCAGCGTTTCAAGGTCAAAGCCCGTTTCCGCAACGCCCATGCTCTCTGCCGCGCTTGCGAAGTTCGCCGCTGCCGGGGCCATGGCGCTTCGCACCGCCGCGAACATGGCGCTGGCGATCTGGCTCTTGTTCAATACCTCGGTCCTGCCGCCGACGTGGCCCACGATCTCAGGCCCGGCTTCGCCAGCCAGGAACATCGTGCCGTGGACGTTGGACGTGCCGCCCGCGTAGGCGTTGATGATGCCGCCCCTAGCGAAGGGCGTCACGCCTCCGGCGGTAATGATGCCGCCACGGGCTTGCGTAGCCATGCGCCATACAGTGCCGCCGCCGACACCGCCGCCGCCAGTAACGTAGTTTGTTCCAAGCACTAAATCAACTTTCTGGCTGATCGGCGTTTGAGCAAACTGTTGCGCCCAGGTATCAACCCAAGTCCAGCCATTCTTTTGCAGACCAACAGATTGTTCAACTGTATCGCCCTTGTTGTCACTCACCCAACCGCTTACAGTGTCCCACCACTGTTTCCCAAGGGTAATGAGCTGTGCAACCGGTGTTTGGGCGTACTGCTGTACCCAGGTGTCAACCCAAGTCCATCCATCCCGATTCAGACCCACATCTACCGTTGTTTCTTCTACACCTTCTAGGGCGAATGCTTGCTTGCGGCTTAGATTGTTTTCCTTAAAACCACGGCCCGGGGTAGCGTCAACTACCACTTCGGTCGGTTTAGCCTTTATAACCAATTCGCCGGTAGAGTTATCATAGTATGATGTGTTTGGGTTTAATTCCGCTGCTTTACCTTTACCGCCACCAAATATATTGCCCAAAGTAGGTACAATTGAGAACGCTAACGCCCCTCCAAATGAAGCCATTACGTCAGCCCACAATCCGCTTAATGCTGTTGCAATTGTTGACCATGGAGTTGCGATAGCGATACCGATTCCCAGCGCAGCAGCTGCAACTACCTTCCAGTTATCCTTAACCCATGTCCATACATTATCTATCGCATTCTTTATTTTGACTGCGGAACTGATTGCTACATCTAAACTCCACGCCGGAAGTTTATTCCATGCCGACACTAAATCATCCTTAATCGATTGCGCCGTGGTGGCTCTTACAATGCCGATAGTAAGCCAACGCAGCGATACTTTATTCCACGCTTCTTTTAATCCGTCCAAGATCGACTGTGCTGTCGTAGTTACCGCAATGCCAATGGTCAGCCAACGCATTGATACTTTATTCCACGCTTCTTTCAATCCGTCCAGGATAGATTGCGCCGTGGAATTCCTAATAACCGCTATCCCTAGCCAACGCTGTGAGACTTTATTCCATGCCTCTTTCAGCCCGTCCAAGATGGATTGCGCTGACGTAGTTACCGCAATGCCGATAGTAAGCCAACGCTGTAAGACTTTATTCCATGCATCTTTCAACCCGTCCAAGATAGATTGCGCCGTCGTGTTCCTAATGACCGCTATCCCAAGCCAACGAAGCGGCACACTGTTCCACGCCGTTTTCAATCCATCTAAGATAGATTGCGCCGTCGTGTTCCTCACAACGCCGATGTTCAGCCAACGTTGTGGGACACTATTCCATGCAGTTTTCAGCCCGTCCAAGATGGATTGCGCCGTAGAACTTCTAATAACTGATATACCAAGCCAACGCTGTGAGACTTTATTCCATGCCTCTTTCAGCCCGTCCAAGATGGATTGCGCTGTAGAACTTCTAATAACTGATATACCAAGCCAACGCTGTGAGACTTTATTCCACGCTTCTTTTAATCCGTCCAAGATCGACTGTGCCGTTGTAACTCTCGTTACACCAACGCCCAACGCCCAAGTAGCGAGGTTGTTCCACGCTTTTACAAGTCCGTCTTTCAAGGAACTGGCTGTAGTAGCTATCTTCACACCAACATTCAATGACCAAACAGCAAGGTTATTCCAA